GGAGAGGAGGACGACGGGCTAAAGAAGCCTCTCAACGTGAACGTCAAGAGATGGAAGCCTACGCTAAAGCTCTTGTTGATGAGAACAACCAGTTAAAAGGCAGTGTCGAAAAGAATCAAGCAGCTTTGTTGGAACAAGCTAAGAAGAACTCAGCTATTGAGATGCTCTCTGCTAAACGTTCTTACAAGCACGCATATGAAGCTGGAGACGCAGACAAACTACTCGATGCTCAAGAAAAGCTAACAAATGCCAAGATTAAGGCGGATAAGCTAGCTAATTTTGAGCCAGAGGCTTTACAAAAGGCCGAAGTTCCTGTACAAGTACCTCAAGAAGCTCCAGTTCAACCCGATACCAAAGCGTCCGAATGGGCAAGTGAAAACTCTTGGTTTGGGTCAGATGACGAGATGACAGCTTATGCTATGGGTGTACACAGTAAACTTGTTAAGCAAGGAGTGGACACAACTAGCGATGATTACTACGAGACTATTAATGCTCGTATGCGAAATACCTTCCCTGAAGAATTTGGGGAAAATGAAGAGTCAGAGGTTAAGACAAGTAAGCGACAGTCGAACGTGGTTGCCCCCGCTACGCGGAGCACAGCACCCAAAAAGGTGCGCCTAACGCAAACACAAGTAGCTATCGCTAAAAAACTTGGAGTACCACTTGATTTATACGCCCGAAAGGTTGCTGAAGAGATGAGGAAAATATAATGGCTGAGAACAGAATTAATCGTGAGAATACCACCCGTGAAAAAACGGCCCGTAAAGCAGCTTGGACTAAGCCGGAATTACTACCTTCCCCTAACCCTGAGCCGGGCTACGTATTTCGTTGGATTCGTGTAAGCACACAAGGTACTGTTGATGCTACCAATGTTTCTTCAAAGATACGCGAAGGCTGGGAGCCAGTAAAAGCGTCAGACCACCCAGAGATTACTCTTGTAACTATCGAGAACGAAAGGTTCAAAGATAACTTGATAATCGGTGGACTAATGCTATGCAAGGCTCCAGAAGAACTCGCTCAAGAGCGCAATACTTATTACTCTGACCAGAGTAAGGCGCAAATGCAGTCAGTTGATAACAGCCTAATGCGGGAAAATGATCCACGTATGCCGCTATTTAATGAGCGGAAATCGAAAGTTACCTTTGGTAAGGGAACTTAAACTAAATTTTTTATAGGTAAAATAAAATGGCAACTACAGCCGCTCCTTACGGGTTTGTTCCCGTACGTAAAGCTGACGGTACCCCTTATACGGGTGCTCGTGACGCTTTTCTTATTACTCCTGCTGGCGTAGCTCAAAATATTGGCTACGGTTCTCTTGTAGAGATCAATGCAGGTTATGTTCAACTAGCTTCTGGCACTGGCGCAGACGCAACTAATAACAACCTTGGTGGTAACGCTATCGGCGCACTAGGCGTGTTTGTTGGTTGTGAATACATCAATGCTGAAGGTCAATTGATATTTGCTCAGTTTTACCCTTCAGGCACTGCTAACGCTACTGCCTATGTTATAGTCGATCCGGGCGTAACTTTCCAAGTACAAGCTGACGCTGCTATTGCTCAGACTGCTCTTGGTCACAATGCTCCTTTGACTGGCGCACAGAATGCTTTAACTTCTGTAAACACTACTACTGGTAAGTCTAACATTGCACTCGACGCTACTACTGCGACTGCATCTAGAGCTTTCAAAGTAATCGGTTTTGTAACTAAAACTGGTTCTACCATTGGCGACGCTAGGACTGATGTCTTGGTTAAATTTAACCTACCGTACCACCAGTTTGGTACCGGCATCGTAGGAGAATAACTAGATGGCTATTTCAAGAAGTCAATTACTAAAAGAGCTACTCCCCGGACTAAACGCATTGTTTGGCCTAGAGTACGCGAAATACGGCGAAGAGCATAAAGAGATTTTCGAGACTGAAACCTCTGATCGTTCTTTTGAAGAAGAAACTAAGCTATCTGGTTTTGGTTCAGCTCCAACAAAATCAGAAGGTTCTGCAATTGAGTATGATAATGCTCAAGAAGCATGGACTGCACGCTACACTCACGAAACTGTTGCAATGGGTTTCTCAATCACTGAAGAAGCGATTGAAGATAACTTGTATGACTCTTTGTCATCTCGTTACACCAAAGCACTAGCTCGTGGAATGGCGTACACTAAGCAAGTTAAAGGCGCTGATATTCTTAACAACGCTTTTGCTGCTGCTAGTACTTACGGCGACGGACAAGTACTTTGTTCTACTGCTCACCCACTGGTTAACGGCGGTGTTAACTCTAACCGTCCTGCGGTTGCAGCCGACCTTAACGAAACTTCTTTGGAAGCAGCTATCATTCAGATTGCTGGCTACACCGATGAGCGTGGTCTTTTGATCGCGGCCAAGCCTAAGAAGCTAGTTATCCCACCTTCCTTACAGTTTGTTGCAACTCGTTTGCTTGAGACTGAAGGCCGCGTAGGAACTGCGGACAACGACATTAACGCTATTATGAGCAATGGTGCCGTTCCACAGGGTTATGCAATTAACCATTACCTGACTGATACTGATGCATGGTTTATGATGACTGACGTACCTAATGGTTTGAAGCACTTCGTTCGTAGCCCAATGGCTACTTCTATGGACGCGGACTTCGACACTGGTAACAGCCGTTATAAGGCTCGTGAGCGTTACTCGTTCGGTGTATCTGATCCACTAGGTATCTACGGTTCGCCCGGCGCTTAATCGCGTAGTAACACGCTGTACTAAGGGGGCTTCGGCCCCCTTTTTTATTGTTGACTTAAAGCCACACACTGTGATATGTTTGCCTGTATCGGGAAACAATCCGGTGAATCTGACAGACCCGACTGACGACATGTAGACAGATTCTCCTTAACTCACATGTGAGAATTCTATAATGGCTAATACCACTTTTTCCGGCCCTATCCGCGCCGGTAACATCCGAAACACTATAGGCACAACTGTAGGCACTGACGTTGCTAACGTAGGCTATGTAGTTACGTGCCAAGATGCATTGCAAACCCTTGCGGGTGGCGCAGTTGCCGCCGTTGCAACAAACATAGTAATCCCCGCAAATTCCAAAATTGTTAACATTATTGTTGACATGGTTAGTGCCGCAAACACAACAACAAACATTAGTGTTGGTCAGGTTGGTGGTGGAGCTAATACGTTTATAAACGCATTGGCATCAGGCACTACTGTTGGTATTAAGCCACTTGGTGTTTCTGGTGGTGGAACCTTAGCGTGGGGCAACACGGGCACTTCAGACTTACGTCTTAATATAACGGGTTCAGCGGCTACTAACGCAGGGTCTGTCCGTATAACCGTAATGTATGCACAGGCGTTTAACACTACAATTCAACCGTAAGGAGTAGATTATGTCTTTTTCTTCTGACATTCAATCGACATTTATTTCTGCGGCAGTAGCGAGTGCAACGGCTATATCCCTTGCTGCGGGGGTAGGCAACAATGCTGCCCTCTTAATTGTTGGGGGGAGTCCTTTTACACTTGACGCTGCTAGAAAGATTACTATCACTTGCGTTGGGGATGATGACGCTATTTCCTTTACTATTGTTGGGCTAGACCAGCTAGGAAATGCGGCTACAGAAAGTCTCACAGGTACTGATGGTGGTGTATCTACTAGTGTTGGGTACTGGACTTCTATTACCTCTATTACAGCAGTGGGCGATCCCGCGAATAATGTAAGTGCAGGTACTTCTAACAGTGTAGTAGCCCCCATATTTGGTGGTAGATTACGATTACAGGGTTTGTATGCTGTTAATACAGGTACAGCAGGTACTATTACATTTAGGGAGACTAGTCCTACAGGAACTATTCGTATGCAATTTGCTACGGTAGGCTCTGCTACTAGTTCTGAATACCCTGACATACCTGACGATGGAATACTGTTTAAAGATGGGGGGTATGTAGATTATTCTCCTGTAAACATGTCTTCTATAACTTTATTCTATGCGTAAGTACTACAAAAAAGGGGGCTCAGTTGACAAGAAAGGTATGTCTTGCAACTCCCCCAAACGTACGCCTTCTCACCCTAAGAAGTCTCACGTAGTTAAATCGTGTGAGAATGGTAAAGAGAAGATAATACGTTTTGGTGAACAGGGCGCTAGCACTGCGGGTAAACCTAAGAAAGGCGAGTCTGCTAAAATGAAGTCTAAGCGCAAATCTTTTAAATCTAGGCATGGTAAGAATATTGCTAAGGGTAAATCCTCCGCAGCTTATTGGGCCGACAAAGTTAAGTGGTGATATAAATGGCTAATGTACCAATGGTTCCCTCTGAAAAAAAGTTTGATGCAATGTCCCCAGAGCAGCAAGAAACTCGTAAGCAAGAAGCTGCGAGATTTAATATGATGACTCCAGCGCAGCAAAAAGCAGCTATGGCTAAGAAGAAGGAAGAGGCCAAGAAAGAACCTGCTAAGAAGATGATGAGCGGCGGAATGACCAAGAAAAAACCTGTTAAGAAGATGATGGGTGGCGGAATGGCTAAGGCGTATAAGGAAGGCAAGACGGTTCGTGGCTCAGGTATGGCTAAGAAAGGCGTACGTGCTTGTAAGATGCGTTAATGAGACGTTACTACAAGAAAAGCGGCTGTGGCTGTGGGTATAAGGAAGGCGGTACAGTAAAAGACGCTTGTTATACTAAGGTCAAGAAGCAGTACAAAGTGTTCCCGTCAGCATATGCGTCGGGAGCTATTGCCAAGTGCCGGAAGAAAAAGGCTGGTAAGTAGTGCGTAAGAAAATACGCAAGACAGAAAAAGGTGCATCTTTAAAGCGTTGGTTTAAAGAAGACTGGAAAGATGTCAGCACTGGCAAGTCTTGCGGCAGAAAGAAAGGAGATGGCCGTGGTACTCCCTATTGCCGTCCTTCTAAGAGAGTATCTGAAAAGACTCCCAAGACCTCTGGCGAGATGTCTAGCGCCGAAAAGAAAAAGAAGGTAGCAGAGAAGAAAAGACTAGGACAGCCAGCAGGTAAGCCTAGACGAGTATCAGCTACTAAGCGGAGAAAGAAATAATGGGTATGGGTGTTAAACACTATAAAGAAGACGGCAAAGAACACAAAGGCGGTCTACATAAGATGGCTGATGGTAGTCTTCACACGGGTAAAACCCACAGTAAGACTAGTGTAAAGTTGTTCCACTACGGAAAGCTATCTAAGAAAGCCAAGGTTAACGCTAAAAACGGGTGGAGAAAGTAATGGCTACATCAAATACTACAGCGTTTAACATGGACTTCACTGAGATCGCGGAAGAAGCGTTTGAACGTGCGGGGCGCGAGATGCGTTCTGGGTACGACCTACGTACTGCACGGCGCTCTATGAACCTACTTACTATAGAGTGGCAGAACCGTGGCATTAACATGTGGACTATAGATGAGGGCACTGTAAACCTTGTTAAAGGTACGTCTGGGTATGATTTACCCGCAGACACTATAGACCTACTAGAACACCAAATACGTACGGGTAACGGTAATGCCGCTACTCAGACTGACCTCACCATAAGTCGTATTAGTGTGAGTACTTACGCGTCTATCCCTAACAAGTTATCTCAAGGTAGACCAATACAGCTATATATTGAGCGTCTTCGTGACGCCCCTAAAGTAAACGTATGGCCTATACCGGATAACAATAATTACGTACTGTATTACTGGCGTATGCGTAGGATACAAGACGCGGGGGACGGTGTTGAC